TATTGAAGCCCACGCGATCCGCTGACGCATCGACGAAGAGGGTGTTAGTATCGACGGTTAAATCACCTTCTTTAGTTATAGTTGCGCGTTCAGCTACATTGGAACCATCGTGCGTGAGAAAACTTATATACCCACCTGCGGCACTGGCAGTTTTTTGCAGTAGGCTAATTCCGGCAGTTTGAGTTTTAGTTGCACCACCGTCCGAAAATCCTTTGATCTGCATCCCTGCGGTAGCAACGTTAAGTTTTTGGTAACCGTAAATTTGCCCATCTGATTGCAGTTCTATTTGTCCCGATGACGCTGTAACTGTCGCTCCAACCGAAGAAGTGCCTGCGTTTATTGTTAGCAAACTACCGCTGATCGTGCCGCCTGTGACGCTTGCAACATTAAGCGCAAAATTAGCATCGTTATCGGGGTCAGTAACAAGCTGTTGTAAAGTCCAACGGTTTGCGTCATTTTTAATACGCGACTTATCAAGCGAAGATTTTGTTGTTGCACTACCCACAGCAAATCGTTCGTTCAGACTGCCGTATGTGTATGTGTTAGTTGCCATTTTAGCCTACGTAGGATATAGCGGAAAGCGGATTGTATTCTTGTGCCCTGCCGCTGTTGAATGTAACAAAACCTGCCTGCATACGTTGTTCGTCTGTCGCATTTCCATAGTCTGGGTAATTATTAGCAACAACTCGACCAATTGGTTTATACGCAAACGGTGCCATTTGTGCTTCTATTTGTATGCGAGTATCGTTAGGGTCAAACATTTTAACACCTGTGCATACAAATTTTTGTATTAATCTGTTTATTGATTTACCTGTTGTAAATGTTGTGGCTTGTGTGTTGCATTGCCCACGCAAGACGTTTAGTCTGTTATTTGTTGCATCAACGCTCGCAACTTTCATTACTTCCGGTGCAGTTGTATCGTTTTCTTGCAAATAAATATAATCGTTTGCGCGAAATAATTCAGCCGTATTTGCAGTAATATCTATTTCTGTCTCTGTTGCGTCTACAGCCTCTGTTGTTGCTGAAATTGTTTGCGCTTTTTGTGTGGCTTTAAAGTTCGGATGGTCTAAATATAAAAAGTCTCCCGGCATTACTAATATGCCGTCGTGCATCAATGAAAATTTAAATTTATCTCGTGGTTGACTAAACCAATCAAGACAATGATCGCGTAATTTATCGGCTGTAGAATCATCGCGGATTAAATTGCTAATAAATCCACCATCGTCAAGAAATGTTTTTTGCCTGTTGCCACCTAACGCATTAACGCTTTTATATGCCCTTTGCGAAATATAAGCAAGGTCGTTTATGTTCGGACCTAAAAAATACATGGCGAAAGCTGGCAAATCAGTTACTTGACCACCTTCTACGGGCGTAATTACAATGATGCTTTCAGATGATACAGAAACAACTTCATAAAGTTGGTCGTCGACAACATAGACGCGCTCACCAGCGACAACATTGTTTGTTACAAAGGAAGCAGTTGGGTCTTGCAATGTAGAGTTTAGTGCAGATAGAATCCCATTATCACCCGACAACCTAAACTGACCGCTCGCTATTGACGCCTTTTGCGGTTGATTTGTTGCAGGGTGTACACTATGCCGAATACTTATTTCGTTAAAAATATCTGACGAGTCGCTTGGTGTGACTTCTAAATCGTATTGTTGTTCCATAGGATTATCGACAGAACCCGTTACTGCCATATGATAATTACCGTGAAAAAAATGTTCCGGTGTGCGGTTTACGTCCATCGCAGAACAGTGCCATTTCCCTTCGGTGCTATATAAAAACAAACCTGCTTCGAAACAAAACTGATCTAAAAATTGGTCAGAAACTTGTTCCCGTAAGAAAAAATCAAAATACCAATCGTTTCTTGAAGTTGCCGCAGTAGCAAACGATGTTGCGTCAATCTGCGCCTCTTTAAGATTATTTAAATTTTTTGCTCTTAATAATGCTTCTAAGATGTGTACAGGGTTTCGTAAAACAGTACCTGCGCTTGTCACTACTGCACCGTCATTATAGTGCGCGGTTTGATCTTCAAAACCCTGTATTGTTTGAAAAATTTGTGGCTCTTGGTCGGTCTGCGTAACTAAATCATCAAATTCTAATTTTACAGAAATTTCTTCAATTTTAGTCGTTGGGAATGGGCTACGGGGGCTAATTTTTATATGTAAATCACCAAGCGATGTGAAATTTTGATAATCAGCAAGCGTAAGTGCTTGTAAAACATCCCCCGACGCAGTTGCGTTTGAAGCTATTGGGGTGACATCTGAAACAGATGAATCATACAAATACCACGCATAAACGCCTGTTGATGATTTTATGGTTAATTTTACTGCGGTCATAATGCCAATTTGTGGCAAACCACCAAACACCACACGCAAGTCATTTGACGAATCCAACGTAACAAATTCAGTTGTGTTGGGTTCTATCGTATTATACCAATTTGTGTAACCGTTACCCGTAAATGTTCTGCTTGGTCTTGCATACCCAATCCTTGCAGGGTCAGCAAATGATATTTCACCGTTTGCTATTGTTGCGTTTACTATTTGTGCAAAGATTTCTGCTTGTTGGTAAAACTGATATACATAATTTGTCGCGCTTTTTTGATTTTCGCTTGCAACTGCTTTTAAAGCAAACTTGTCTGTTACTCTTGCAGGAGCTAAACTTACTCTGTCGCTTGCGTTAAGGTTGTCGGGTGTATTGTTAAGGTTGCCAAACGCTTCGGGCATAACAGCACCCAAAGAGGACGCAAACGGAAATCTAATCGGATCAAGTAAAATCGTTGGTATAAATTTTATTTGTGTTTTAGAATCATCTTTTAAACGCAACGACCATACATTGTTTCTTGTGTTGTTTCGTTCAATAACACCACGAAATATTTCTATGCGGTCAGCATCAACCTCGGAACCCGTAGAAAAAACAAAATAAACAAAAACTTCATCGTTACTGATAACGTGTGTATCAGTTATTGTTGATTCCCTGCTTTCATCGCGTATGCGTAATGATGTAGTTGCAACTGGACCCAACCCGCCCTGTTCTTTGATACGTAAGAACCCTAAATCGATGCCGCCATCTGCAATAATTCCTTCGTATTGATTTGACGATATTGTATATTGACGCGAAGCATAGCGTTTTGTTGTTACGAAAGTAAACGGGTCGGCTTGGTCAAATTCACTTACTACCAACCAAACGCCCTTAACACCGTCTTTTATGCGTTCTGCTTCTTGTCCGGCTGTAAGTGTGCGTGGCATTATGTAACTTCCGCAAGATTTATTTCTACCGCATACGAATCAAAATCTACAAGTTGCGCATTCTCAATCCCACCTGTGTATTTAACTGTATAATTTGTACTTGTTTCGTCTGTGTATGTAAATTGTGTTGTAGCACCTGCAACGGTTGTATAAATAAATGTTTTAAGTGTATTAAAATCAGTTTGGCTCAACGATTGCCAGTTTAGAATCCACCGTTTAATTTCACCTGCGCCACGTGTGATTGAGGTTATACGACCACCCATTGCCGTTTGTATAGATTGATCTAAAAACGATTGGGTCTGTCCCGGATAATCCGACGTTGGTATTGTTATTGAAGTAGAACCGTCATTAAATGTAATTGTGGTTGCCATTATTGCCTACCGCTTCTAAATCCAAGCCTGCCCGCTTCATCGTATGACCTATCGCGTATAGCTTCTTTAACAGCATCATTTATTGCTTCACTTATACCAGAAGCATCAAAATTTAATAAATCAACTATGTTTAATTCAACGGACGGAATGTTTGTAAATGCCGCATTTAATCCAGTTCTAAAATCCGCAACCATATCACCGAAGAAAAAGAAGAAATCAGTTGCGTCTGGAATTTTAAACATATGCGAAGGTAATATTTCTTTTTTATTTGCGATAGTGTTTAATAAAACTTGTTGTGCGACATTATCAGGTCCCGTTCGTGTATTGTCTGCTCTACCTAAAATATTAGTTGACCAATATGAACGCCATTGTCCGCTACTTGGCACATTAAACATATCGTATGTGCGTATTGTTTTTTTGTTGGCTTTTGTGTTTTCTAAAATTTGTTGCGCTACATTATCGGGTCCGACTCTACTATTATCAGCACGTGCCAACAAACCTCGTGACCAGTAGCTTGACCAATCGCTACTACTTGGAATCAAAAACATATAACTTGGGTATATGCGCTTTCTGTTTCTTATAGTGTTAAAAATTATTTGTTGTGCAACATTATCGGGGCCGACTCTACTATTGTCTGCACGTGCTAATAAACCTGCCGACCAATAACCCGACCATTCGCCTTCCTGTGGAACTATAAACATTGTTGACGGATAAATGCGTTTTCTGTTGGCAAATGTATTACGAACAACCTGTTGCGCTACATTATCGGGTCCGACGCTATCGTTATCCGCACGGTTTAGTAATGATGTTGACCAATAATTTTCCCATTCATTTACTTCTGGCACAACAAACATTGTTGAAGGATATATGCGCTTTCTATTTGCAAAAGTGTTTGCTACAACCTGTTGGGCTACATTATCGGGTCCGACGCTATTATTGTCAGCACGATCCAACAAAAATTGCGACCAGTAATTTTCCCACTCATTAATTTCTGGAACTAAAAACATCGTAGATGGGTAAATGCGCCGCCTATTCGCAAAAGTGTTTGCTATTACCTGTAGGGCGGCATTATCTGGTCCGACTTCGTCGCTGTCTGCTCTACCCAACAAATTTAACGACCAATAATTTTCCCATTCATTTGACGTAGGAATGTTAAATAAATCTTCGGTCGAAATTGTAGCTTTATTATTTTTAGTTACAAGAACAATATCTTCTGCTGACTTGGACGGACCGTATAGACCTGTTGCGGCAATATTGAATAAATTAATTTTCCAAAAATTCTGCCAATCCAACGAAGTCGGTAAATTAAATAAATCTGCTGTTGTTATTGATGCTTTGTCTATAGACACATCTGCGTCAATAGTTGTATCAACTGATGTACTTTGCGTTGCACCTGTAGCAGATGTTTTTGCGCTTCCCGTGCTTGCAGTTTGACCACCACCGCCACCCGTGCCATATTGTAACCCTTTTAATTGTCTTTCAAATCTTTGATATGCCGCTCGTTGTTCAAATACGTCACCACCTGCCAATTTAAACGCTTCTGCAAGTTCTGTGCGTATTGCAATTTCTCGTTGATTAATTCGTAATCTTGTTGCCGCTTGTTCTGCTTGTGTTAATCGATTGAGTGAATCACGTGATTCATCTGTTGAAGCACGAAATTGGTCAGATGCTTCGCGTAATGCGGCAAACGAATCAGACGTTTTAAACATATCTTCGCCTAATTCTGTAAATGAAAAATCACCAAAAACACTACGAAAATTCCCGACAATTTCTTGGAACTCTGCCAACAAATCACGACCCAAACGGTTTAGACCGCTTAGATCGTTTTTTAGTAAATCTCCACGACTTACATCTTCATACGGTGCCAAACCAAAAAAGGATTGTACACGACTTAAAATTTCTGCTTGGGAACCTGCGCCTCCACTACCAGACATTAATTGATCGAATTGTTGAAGAAGAATAAAAAAGTCTTGTATTGTTTCCGCAGATTTTTCTAAACCTTCAGCGGGGTCAAAATCAAATGATTGATTAAATAAATTCTCGATTAGGAATTCAATACTGTTTCTTAATTCAACATTTTCTTCTGCAAAAAGCGTTTCATAAACGCCTAATGAACTTTGTGCAGTTCTTCGCGCTTGTTCGTTAAGTTCTGAAAGCGCAGAAGATAATTCACGTATTGCAGGTGGACTATCGGACAAAGCTTGATAAGCACCGACTAAAATATCAATTGATGAACTGACCATTGGTAAATAATTTCCCCTTGCCATCTCTGCAAGGTCTTTACCAAATTGTGCAAATTCTGGTGAAATTTTTCCAAGTGAATTTAAAGTAGCGTCTAATGTTCCATTTAAAAATTCAAACGCTTCGTTTACTTCTGCTATAACTTCATCAAAACCGAATACGCTTTCATCGACTTTAAACTTTTTGAATTGTGGTCGTGTTGGCTCACTAATTCTGTTCCCTTGTATTTCCAAACCTGCCGCTCTCACTCTTGTTGGCAGTAAATCTAAATCATCAACCTTTTCTCCGATTGTGTCTAATATATCATCTAAACCCTTTGCTGTTGCTCTGTCTAATTCAATAAATTCCTGTTCAATTTCAAAAGTTAAACGGTTAAAGTCTTGTTGCGCTTGTTCGCGGTTTTCTTGTTCTTTTTCAAGCGTTGTAATATATCGTTCTAAAAGGTTGGTTGATTTCTCAGTTTCATCGAAAATTAAATCATTAATAGCGCGAAAAATTAACGTTAAAGGGTCAGTTGTTGCGTTTACATCGATATCTGCAACATTAGGGTTTGATGCTGATGTAAATATTCGTGAGAGTTCAAATAGAGGTATATCGGTTAATAATGTATCTATTGCACTAATATTTGCGCGTGTTTGGCTTCTTTCATTTGTGAGTTCGTCAATCGCTTCTGATGCTTGTATTAATACGGCCGCAAGCGTTTCGCTTATTTTTGATGCTTTGTCGAGTTCAAGTACAAATCTTGTTAAACTATTGTTGATGGTTGTAAATGATTGACTTAAAGTCGCAGAAGTTTGACCGAATTCTGTTCTTACTGCACCTTGTTGCGATTGTATTGCTGTAATGATTGTTTCGCTTGTTATTTTTCCTTCGGAACCTAATTCACGCAACTGACCTACACTTACGCCTATACCGTCTGCAATAGCTTCTGCAAGGCGTGGCGTTTGCTCTAATACAGAATTAAGTTCATCGCCACGCAACGTCCCAGAAGCAATCCCTTGACCCAACTGTATTAATGCGGCATTTGCTGATTCAGCCGACGCGCCAGAAATAGTTATGGCTTGTGATATAGTTTCTGTTACGTCTACAAGTTCCTTTTGCGTTAAACCTAAATCTTCTGTAGAACGCGCCAACCTTGCATATAAATCCGCTGTTTGTTCAAACCCGACCCTGCTATCTTGCGACACTTTAAATAATTGCTCTTGTGCAAGACCAAGTGCAAAAGTTCCATCGGTAACAAGTTTTAGTCTGTTATTTATTTGCGTTGATACGTCTAAAAGGTCAGTAAATTCTTTAACAATAACGGATGTAGTAAGTAAAGCAAACGCACCCTTTAACTTGCCAAAACTACCAGATAAGTCGTTTGTTTCTTTTGTTACTTTCTTTTGCTTTTTTCCTAAACGATCAATTTCATCGCCCGTTTTACCCGCGATTGGTGCTGTCTTTTTGAATTCATTTTTTAGCTCATCAAATTCATCTGTCAGCTTATCGGTTTCTTTTGCAGTTTCTTTTGCCGCTTTTTTTATACTGTTTAAATTGCGCTCGACATTTTTTGCGCTTTGTTTGGTTCTGTCTTGTAGCTCAATCGCTATACCTGTAACAGCTACCATTTTATTTGCTCTTTTTATTTGCTTGTTGGTTCAGCGTATTTATCTGTTCTTCTACGTATACTTTATCAACTGCTGTGATTACTTGATGAAACCGTTCAAAATCTTCTAAATCGTGCGGTCCGTATATGTTTGCGTATGTTAATATTGCATCTATAGGTATAGCTTGCGGGTATGCACCGCCAAGACCACCGCTTATATAATTCCTACTTCCGGACAACAAATAAAACGCTTGCAGAATCCAAACATTATCGCTAAATGGCTCGGGTTTGCTTTGCAGTATTTTACCGGCTTTTGTTTCTTTGTTCTGCTTTAATTTTTTTTTAAGCCGATCTGCGTGCTTGCCCCATTTTATTTGCCATCTGACGACTTCGCAGAGTTTTTTGAGCTATCCTCGACTTCTGCTTGTCTGTATATCGCTTGCTCACCTGCAACGGTAAGTACATCTTCCCGAAAATCTTTAAGCTCGCTAATAAGTTTTAATGCGTTTTCTGCGCTGTATTTTAGCTTTTCGCCTTCATACTCGACGCCTTCCCAACCCAATAAAATCGTTTCTGCAATACATTTGTTGAGTATTTCCGTTTGCACTTCATCGGGTAATAAACCACGGTCACGCAAGTGTCGGTGTGGCTTTAATAGAGCTTGAAACCTTTTCTGGTAATTTGTGTTTCCAATACGTGCGATTTTAAGTTTAGTTTCCTCGCCCCAATCAACCCAAACGCCATCGGCTTCGCTGTTTTCGTCAGTGCGGTAATGCTTTGCTAAATCCATTTTCGTTTCTCCATTGTTGGGAATGGTTGATGGGTGCAACCCCCAACGGTCGCACCCACCTCTGGCCAGATATTTAGTGTTGGGTATCTGGATTAAGTTTGCGTCCGTGAAATGACAATGGTTTTTTCATCGCCACCTGTTCCGTGCGTCCCTCCGGGTTCTGCTGCAAAATCAAACGTAAGCATAATATCGCCATCAAGTCCGGGGTTTGTTGCAGGTTCAGAAGTAAACACAATCTGCGGCAGATTAAACAAATACCTGTCGTTGTTTTGCATATCCAAACTAAACGCCATCATTTGTTTTGTGAATGCTTCAAATGCTGTGTCTAATGACCACGTTGTGCCGTCCAAATATACTGACATTGTGCCAGTAATTTCTGGACTACCTTGCGGCATACGGGTGCGTTCAAGCGAACCCAAACCTTTTGCGGGTCTATTAGGTATTGCGACATTAAGTGAAAGTTCCATAATGTCATAAGACACAACGCTGTTGTTTATCCACAACGACCCAAAACCGCTTACTTCACTTGATACATCTTCAGATGCGGCGGCAGTAACATTGCCACTTCCCGCTTTGCTTGAAGTTTGCGCACGGTTCTTACCATCAAAACCAAGACTTCCCGTAATAATTCCGTTTGGGGTCTGTGACAAACTAAAACTATTAATCCTCGCCCCAGTCATTAAGTGGTATTTATTGCTTAAATCTTGGTATTGTTGTTGTATCGAATAGCTGTGTTCCGTGCTTCCACCAAAAATGTATTGACCAATAATGTCAATTGAGTCACCAGACGCTTCAGTAACAAGCGTTGAAGAATTTATTACAATCCCCGTAGCACTTACCGATAGCACCTTAAACCAACCGTTGTTTGCGGCATTGGTAAAACCCGATACGTAAATCCACTGACCTACCGCAATATTTTTTGTGTTAAAATTAGTACTTGTTGAAGTAAACTTATTTTCAACGGGTGAACCTGTTGAACTTGCGGCAATGTCAGTAGCGCCAGAAACATTTGAAGCGGTTGACCAATCAGCATCCGAACGAATAGCTGAACGCATAAAATCGTCATACGTCTGCGCTGTAAGCTCAAAATCAAAACTTGCTGTAGGGGTAATACCAACGCGCTTACTATCTGACAACTGCGCATCCGACCTTACGGTTTGTGAACGCACACTTTCTAAACCATAAGCCATCGACCCGCTTGTAATGGGCATGGCTAAAAAATCATTACTTGGAGTTGTTCCCCAAGTCGTTTCCCTTGTAGTGGAAACTTGTACTTGATTACTGTCTGCCATTTTTATTTGCCTTCCCGTTACGCCATTAAATCATAGCGAAACGGCGTTGTTATGTTTACTTGATAAAAAGGTTCGTCATCTTCGCGCCCGATTGGTATTACGCTTGATGCCTTAAAAACCACGCCCGAAATGGTAACACCACGCAACGCAGTGCCGACATCGTCAGCAATTGCAATTGCCGTATTTGCACCAACATCTGTAGGTGTAAAAACTTGGACAAGTATAATGCCAACTTGCCGCCATCTGCGGTTGCTCGTCCCGCCTATGCTTGCTTGATTCTGTTCGCCCGCTTGTATTGCTATTCTTGCCCAACCCTGATGCGTTGCGCTGTTAAAGTCTGTCAACGGGTCAAATGGCATATTAGGCCAAGCTATTGGGACAAGTGGCCGTAACGTGTCCATCTGAGCCTTAAATCGCGTAAGTATTGTATCGTATGTTGTTGATAAGGCCATTTTTTACCTTAGACCGATTGCTGTTTCTTCTTCTTCAATTGAAATGGCAACCATACCCTGCGGTGCTTGTTTGCTCCACGTGCCTGACTCCAATCGTTGGATATACGGCAGGTTGTTTGCAATAAAAATACTCTGGCCTTCTTTATTTTTATCAATGTTTTTTTGTCCACGCGCAATCGTATCTGTTGCTACCGCCTCGGGTTGATTTTTCTTAAACCGCTTACGCTCGTTTGTGTTTGCAGTAACATTTGAAACCTGCCAGTTGGCCCTTGCCCGACCCGTATCAACGGGTGTCCGGTAAACTATACGCGACAATATATTAAGAGCAAAAGTACGCTTAAAATTTTGCGTATTATTTTTTAATTGATCAAAAACCTTATCCAATTCAACTGAAAACTTATCTGCATTTTTTTTGTTAGACATTATACGCGCACATGTAGAGAATATAACACATCCGAGGCACCTGCTCTTACGATTTGCACGTTAATTATTTCTAATTTATCTGTATCGTCAACAAACTGATCGCCCACGGCAGGGACAAAATCACCGTCATCGCCTTTTGCGGCAACAAGGTATCGTCTATCGGTGTTTTTTACGACTACTCCATCGCGTTGGGATTGTTTAAAATCGTCTAAAATGCCGAACACAGAACGGTTGCTTGTTGCCGTGCTTTGTACCTTCCACGGTGTCGCTGTTGTTGGGGTTTGGGTTTGCCTGTTAATATCATAACTAACACCGTGCGTTTCAAGTAAGCGTTTTGCAAGATCAACTTTTGCTGCATTACTCATTTTACGCTCTTTCTATCTCACCCGACATTGTACTGCGCAACGTCCCAAGACCGCCAATTATACGAACAATCATAGGTATAAACGGTTCAACAGAAGCATTTGAAAAGTATTCCACTTTTATCGGTCCGACTTCTTCTGTTTTGGTTTCGCCGCCACGGTCGTAGTTTTGATTAAGTGGTTTAGTAAGATGCAAAAGCGCAAGTTCGCACGTTGCGTCTTTTACTCTTTGCGGTACTGTGTTTGTTGCTATTGTCCGATCTTCATAATCTGTTGCGTCTGATCTTGGCCAAGCTAACGGTTGCGTCAAGCTAAAGACTTCGCCAGTAAATAAAAACATGCCATCAACTGATGTGGTCGCGTATCGCAACGCACCTTCTTTTTTCGCGGTTGTTGCACTTGTCCATGTTGTCGGTCCGCTATGATTATCGAAATATGTTGTTGCATCAGCTACAGATATGTAGCTGTCTGCTCCTGTAACCACAGACCCGTCTTCGACAATTAAGGCCATTTCTATTCCTCAGTTGACGTTTCTTCTATTTTTTTTGGTTGCGCCTTTTTTCTTGGCGTCGGTTTTTCTTCTTTATATCCTTCGTTTTTCCAATGCTCTTCTGCGCTACTGCCCTCATCTACGACTACCGTTTCTTTGCCTTTATACAGTGTTTTTACCATTTTTTACCTGTTTATAAAAAAAGGGGGAAGGGGATTATCCCCTTCCCCCAATAGTAATAAAAATTAACCCAAAACGCGAGTAAGCAGATCGCCCTGTATAACCTTTGCGCCACAAAGGACATCAATGCTAATCGTGTCTGTCTTGGTCGATCCGTCATAGTCAAAGACTATACGCAGACCTAAACCACGGTCAGCAATATATTCCGCACGTGCCGCGCCAGAGGGCAATTCTAAAGGAACAGCGGCATACGTGAGGCCGTTGGGGTGACCAGCAATGTTCATAACGTGATCGGTCGTTTCAAACGTCAGTGCGGCATTGTCAGCTACTGCCGCACCAAGACCCGTTTCTTCAATCGTGATAGAAGTCGAACCATTCGTTGCCAACACTACGTGCTGTTTCGTATCACCTGCGACCGTGAAAACGTCCCCGACTTTGATAGTATTGCTACCGCCATCAACCGTAAGCGTTGTTACACCTGCGGCAAACCCACTCCCACTATTGATAAGATAAGAAGCCGGACCGTTCGTGTCGTGCGACGCAATGTTTTGATCCATGTAGAAATCAGTGCCGAGAATACGGCCCATGCTGGCTTCGCGCAATGCGGCACCACCATCACCACGCTGATCGGCCTGTAGAACCTGCGTCACGTTTCCAAGCATATCCGCTTTGGCTTGACTGTCAAGGATAGCAATACGGCCACGGGTCGGAACCTTCAAATCATCCATTTTCTTGACTACAGCAACCATATCAGCCAATGAATCGGGTGGATCACCTGCTGTGCCAACAAAGTTTGGAATCTGGTTTGCCTTACCCAAAATATAAGCGTCAATACTCTGCGCGATAGCAGATACTGCAGGTTCCAACAGTTGCTGACGGAAGTTTTCAAGTTCAAGCGTCCACTGCTTTGAGGTCACTGCAAACGTGACGTCAAAATGCTTTTCAAGCGTGAGGTTTCTGCTTGATTCCGTAGCGTCTTGCGTGGTTGTAGTTGAAGTAAATTCTTGTGCAGTAAACGATGCAGGTCCGCGCACGCTTATCGTATCGCCGACTTTTGCGCCTCTAAACTCGTCCGCATATGAACGGTTGAACAAATTAGCCGCAACCAGTTCGTTTTCAAGGATGAGTAGAGCTTCGCGCCCGATAACACTTGGGGTAAGAAATGTATTTGCCATTATTTTTCGCCTTTATTGATTATGCAGGGATAAGACCCTGCTCACGTGCTTTTCTATATTCGTTGAGCGTCATTGACGCAACTTCTTCGGGCGTATATGCCCTTTCTGGACTGCTTTGTGCTGTCGTGCTGTCTGGAGTTGAACCTCCACCCGACTGACCGTTTGCCTTAAAAGCCACAGCAAGTTCTTTATCGTTTTTGCGTTCAGCAACAAGCTCGTCAAAGCCCATAGGCGTAAGGTCTTTACCTGTTATCCTTGGTGTGCCTTCAGCATCAACGATCTCGACAACGACTTTCCCCTCTTCGTCTGTTTTCGCTTGCACTTCATTTTTCAAAATCGGCATTAAAAGGCGTGGGTTGCCCCCTGCCTCAATAATCGCAGTTTGCAGTTTTGTGTCAATAAGCAATTCTTTGATTTGTTCCATGCGGGAATCAGCCAAAGACTGTACGGGCGCAACAGCTTTTTCTGTATTTTCACGCGCTGAACGTTTGATGTTTTCAAGTTCCTGTTTCATCCGCTGTAACGCCTCAGATTCATCGCCTTGTTGCATCTTCAAAGAATTTAATTGCTCTACTGCCTCGGCCACTTCTGCTGCACTCATACCTAAACTTGTAAATTGCTTTAGTCCGTTTTCCGCAGTTGCGGCACGTTCCTTTAATTTACCAAGCGTAGACTTAAGTCCTTGTATATTTTCTAACGCATAGCCCCCATCGGGAGCAACAGACAATATAAAACCGCCACCCTCGTTTTCCGTATAATATTCTTTCACGTTTTCGGGTATATCTTCGGCTGTTTCATATAAGGGTTTCAGCATACTATCCTCATCGGTTAACTTGGACTCGCCAAGGGATTGAAAGGCATCGCCTATATTTTTTCTAAATTTTTAAGCTCGTCGAGCGTAAGGATTTTTCCATTATTATTAGAAAATTCTGTGATTTTTATTTTATTGCCACGGAATAGTTGGGTTCGTTTTTCACCCAACACTTGCTTTTGCACTGATCTCGGTTGTTTCCTTAACCATTGCCCATAATTAACATCAGACGGGACTGTGCCGTTCATACTCGCCCTTGCGCCTACTGGGGCATCTGCAACGTCTAATCCCATTTCTTTATATGATTTTAAAACTGGCGTCATGGTGCAACGGCAATTTATATGAGCAGGTGGTTCTCTGTGTTTTGTTCCGCTTTTATACACTTTACCGTCCAACCCAGCGCACTCTAAACATGTTCTCGTATCAAGAGTCGCGACCCATTTGACCCCTTTAATTATATCATCGTTCTGTTGAAACGTTTCTTGTCGTGCTTTGTTTGACACATTATTGATTGCTGTGCGAACAATACCTTCCGCTTTCCTTCTCGTTGTTTGCAGTATCCCGTCTTTGAATTTATTTGCTCGCGTCCCGCGCACACGTTGAACCATTTGGCCAACTGTTTGTCCTTCGGCCGCACCTAAACGTATGGCTCTTTCAAGTTCATCTTGCGTTGAACGCTGTATTTTTTTAAACCATTGATCTAATGGCGTCCCATCTATGACCGTATTTATTGCTATTGAACGTAGTAATTCTGGATTTGGTATCGCCGTCACGATATCAATAGGTGACAGTTCTTTGACTAAACTTTGAAACCATTGTGCTTCATTTTTAGTAAGCTCAAGAAGCATAGGTTTCAAACCGCTTCTGGCTTCCGTGAATGTTTTTGAATTTAGTTTGGCAATAAACGCAAAAAGTTGCTTCATTCTTGCCGTAGTAGCAACACCAGCGTCTAAACCTACTCTGCCTATTTTATCATACCGCTTAACGATTTGCGCTAATATATCGGATTCTAATTGGCCAATAAGTTTATTTACTTTCACCACCTCTGAGGTGCTGAGTTGTTGTATATACGCTTGATGGCGTATAATTCTATCCATGATTTCATCATTTAGTGTAGGGTTTTTTACGATGTCCCTTTTTACACTTTGCTTGTTCAATCTTCGTCACCAATAAACGGGTCTTCTGTCTCAAGACCTGCTATGATCTCGTCAACCTCAACAGTTTCGTGATACAAACCTCTACGTTTACGTTCTGCCAGATATGTTCTTCTGTCCAACACGCCTAACTTATAATCTTCTCTGATTTCAGTAAGCTCACTGCCGTTTACAATAGTGTAGCCAAGATCCTCAGATATATTTACTTTCGGTGCCGTTTCGGGGTTGCGCCTATCCCATTCCGCGCATAGCTGAAGGCATTCATATAAACCTTGCTCCATCAGCATCACATAGGCTTCAATGTCACTTACTTCGCGCCCTGCCTCAATAGCCAACTCCGTTGCTGTTGGATTGCCTGTTTTCCTTTGCAATGGCGCCATGCCCATGTGTTGCATTTGGTTTTCAAGTTCACGAAGGGCATCCGATCCTACTTTAACTGCTGAGCCATTTGTCTCAACAACAGTAACGTCGCTTTGAGGGTCTTTGTTGCCGAAGATTTTGTATGGTCCGATTTCTAAAGACGTCAAATCTTCTTTAGAAAATCCTCTGAAAAATAACATCGGCACACGTGCGACCTGCTCTATATTGTCTTGATCGCTTTGGTTTCGCCAGTGTTTAGCGTTTAAATGCGCCATGCCTTCCAATGGCGGTTCGCTCTCCAACATTCCTTTTTTGTTTGCATACACTGTAATCAACGGTATTTTGCCCAGTGTATTGGGGAAAATGTTCTCCTCTGGAAGCACCCATATTTCTTCATCATCGTCATCGCCGATATTTTCCCATACCTGTATATCTTGCAACGACCAAACAACAACTACTTCTTTATTTTCTTTGATATATGGGTTGTCTTTTTGTACGGGGATCAAATGCCTTACGTGGAGGCGCGTAAGTATTTCTGCGCCACCGACACGCATTGAATCCCAATTTATTATATTTTGCGGTGAAACGCGAACCAAATACGGACGTAGATTTAATTGCTGTTCATCGGCTAAAGTAAGCTCACGGCCAAGCGCATTTTGTAATTCCGTTGTGTTGGGGTATTCGGCCATGATATGCGTTTTGCCATACAGCAAAAGGTCAGTAAAGCATTCACGACTAAAAACTGTAAGGTTCCTACCCGTTTGGTCTACATTTGCCGCTATATTTACATAAAATTCTTCTGCGCCTTCTTCAAGCGTAACAGCACTGCCGAACGGTTTACCTGCCAAGTCTTGTACTGTTTTTTTGAATTCCTCTAACAAAACGCTGTTGTTCAGCCGCACTATATACCGATCCCTTGTTTCTTTGGGATATTCTGGTAGGTATTTTTGTGCTTGATGCCTCATGGCTAACGTGCCGCCCATCAAAGCGTCGATGAGGTGCCACTTCTCAGCCATTTTTTTATATGCGGCATTCGGTGTGTTTACTGTTATTTGTGCCATAATCCAATTTTATCTTTTGTAGTGTTTTTTGTCAAGAACGTTCTTCTGTAGGCTTATCTACAATATTGTTATACAAAACAAGCAATTCAGTGTGCGCCTTCCATAATGCCGCAACTTCGTTTTGCAACATCTTAATTTCTGTTTGTGGCTTTTTATCTGGCTTTGGCTTCATTTTGCTCGGTATTTTTTTGCCTGTCAGTTGTGCGTATTCGTTTTTCGTAATAGTTGTTTTTGGCATTTTTTTATTTCAAGGGTAGTGGCCACCTGCTATGCGATCGCTATGTTCGTAGGCTTTCTACGAACTATACAGATGCTCCCCTGCCACTACCCTTTAATTTCTTGCATGGGGTAGTTTTTAAATTATATGAAATCCATCTCATACGACGCGATACGATTTTCCGCATCAATTGGAAATTCTTGTGCTATATAATAACCCAATGCGTCGGTCAAGTGTGTCAATCTGCTATCTTGTTTTTTGTCTATTTCACCTGCCCCACCCTCTAAAACACGCACACCTTCAAGGTCTTTGTGCAAATTGGGTGTGATTGCTGGGTTAATAGCCAAAAGATTTAAACCCAAAGCAGTTTTGAGTCTCGCATTAACAGCATTAACTCTTTGCCTTTCTCTTGGGTTACTGCGTGCGACCCTGTTGACAATACGGTCACCGAAGAAACCGCTAAGTTCTTCCTGTATTATATCCCAATCACTGCCGCGAACCTGTGCCGTCCCTTTTGCCCCTCCAGTTGCATCACCATATAAATATATCGTTCCCTCTTGTACTTTCCAATCTTCTATTAACCTATTGCACACGATCGGCGTGTTTGAGTTACGTGGGATATAAACCTCGCCAATAACAGCGGTGCCCCAATGTCCATTGCTGAGTAATTGCTCTTGCGTAATTACTGCAACGCCCGGAGACACGTTGAAATCAAAACAAAAATTTATAGGATCATCCGGATTGTAATAAATTTCGCTCGTTTGATTATCTTCGCTGTAGGCGTGATATGCTTGCCCTTGAAAATTTACAAAGGACGCTTCATACTCTTGTTGAAATGTAAGTTCATCCATCATCTGCTTGGCGGCATTTATTTCTTTTTCGGGCAAGATTAATGAACTGACCCAATGATATGCGCCCCATTCAGATTCAGAACCTTTTTCCATCATTTGGCTTTTTGCGTATGTATGCAAATCATAATAATGGTTACGGCCTTCTGGCACACCGACAAAATCACACCAACCTTGTCTATCAGAAAGTGCAGGTCGTATGTGCGCCTCCCAGACGTGCGGTTTCATGTTTGCGTATTCGTCAAGCACACCACCGTCCCAACCGACACCTTCAATCCGCTCTGGCTTATCCATACCAAGCACATGAATTTCTGCCCCATTCTTTAACCGTATAATCAGTTCGCCTTCAAGTGGTTCACCTCTGCGCCATGAAGGATGCACTAAAGATTTAAGATCAGACCAAAATATCCTTTTAGCTTGGTCGCGTGTTGGTGCGCCACAAAAAAAACGTGGGTTCGGATAAGGCGAACCGCGCAAAGCTCTGTAAACTAATCTTCTTTTCCCGATTAACTCAGTTTTGCCGCTACGCCGACCGCAAGGAAATGTATTGAATCTATGTTGCCCGTTAAACGCTTCAACTTGCTCGCGTATCGGCCGTAATGGCGTCCATCTATCTGTTAGCATTAACGTTGGCTGTCATATTTTCAATTTCAGAAAGTGCTTTACTGAATTCTTTTGCGACCGTACTTGCATCTACTGTATCGCTTTGGGCAACTTCTGCTCTTGTTTTTATAAGTTGCCCCATGCGACCCATGAATTTGTCTATTATAGCATCGTAATCTGGGCGTTTGCGTGTCATTTCTCTGCGTGTCTGAGTTGCTCCTGTTCCATTCCTATCTGAATCACCTTGCACCTGCTTGATTTCACTCGTCTCAAAACCTACTGTGATGTCCTCTGGTTGTTCCTCGACTTCTTTGCGTGCTATCATAGCCCTGCGTATTCTGAGCTTACACAGGCGTATCTCATCATCTACAGCGGTTACATCTATGTTTTTATAGATCTTTTTTTCTTCTTTTGTAAGGCCAGACTCATATATACCGTGTTTCACAGCTTTTTTGTTCCCCCACTGTTGTGTGGATTTGCCTCCGTGCATTCGGCAACGTCCGTTGGGCATTGCTCCGTTTTTACAGGGTTCTCCCCCTCTTGTTTTTGCTCCGCAGAATGCCATGTTATTTACATTGTATGTCGGACACTTTTAAGCGCATTACCTCAATTTGTTTTTCTATGTATTCTATTTTTGTGTTTTGTATCGCATCATCTGGTAATGCGCCAATCGTGCCACGTGGCCAATTTGTAGAAAAATAGCTATTTGCGTCCGTGTCTTTGCGTAACAGCATTAAATCTACTTCAATCCCTGTATTCTTCTTTTCAAGGTCAGAAAGGCGCATGCTATGGTCGTGTATCACTGATTCTTGTTTGCTTATTTCTTCTACTGCCCGTTGTAATTTCTGTTGCGATTCAAAAACGGCAGAAATCTGATCCCACCCAAACCATAATGCTACGCCTCCAGCCAATAGCATGATAAGTAAAATACCTGCTTCTTTTGAGAGCTTTTCAACTGCGCCTTCTGTATCAAGTGCGTCTGACATAAAATACCTCTTTTATAAACCTCACTTTGCCCCTAACAGGCGTTCGTATTCTGGTAATATAATAAGAGGCGCGTGTTTTTTCAGTAGGTCTTTTGCTGATTTCAAACGTTTTTTTTGCGTTTCTTTGCCTTTGCCCCTCAAGATCTCTGTCAGTTCATGTTCGTCAGAGGCGAAAAGTGCCGCATTTTTCACTGGTGTATCGGGCACATTATCAACCCATTTTTTATTTAAAATGAGGTCGGCACCTCCGTTCCAAGCCTCAAGGAACGTGTATTGAGTGCCGCCACCATCTTTGGCAATAACTGACATATCTACTACATACTCCGCTGATGCTGTTTTTTTAACTGCAGAATCCCATTCTAAAGGAAATCGCCCATAATAGTTTTCTTCCCATTGAGGGGTAGCTTCTGCTAATTTATGATAAGCGTAAAGCCTGTTCACCTCTCCGTATATGGCTACGCGATTGCTGATATCAAGCTGTTCGTTTGCTTTTGCTATTATTTCGGTGTGTTTATCAAAATCTATACGCGACAAAGCAATCGCATGGTGCTTTTTTTCCACCTTACCGATTTTAATAGGGTCATACGGATGAGGTATATACACAGAGGGAACTTGCAGTTCAGCGAGATTATCTACATTGCAAGCTCTAATTGAAATGACTTTTGTTTTATACCGCTGTACGCATTTTAATAAATTAGGATCATATTCTGTCGGGTCGTGCAAGACAAGGTGTGCATTTTGCTTGAGAAGTTGCCTAATCGGCTCGCTGTATTGCTTCCAATAAGCGGCCACTATAATAGTCGGTTGCGAACTTGCAATGTTTATAGCGTCAAGCAGGGATACATTTTGATATTTCACGTGCCCATTGAAATTTCTTTTTTTCGCTTCCGTTTTTTTCCCTATCTTGTATAGGGAAGGCACATAACCGCCGACACTGAACGTTCGGTGTAAGTGGCTTGTATAACTAACGAAACCACCAAAACGCACATTGCACAAAAAGAACAATGCTATATTCTTCAAAGCATATCATTTCTGTGAATTATTTGTTTTATTTGCATTTGCCAACCTTGCAATGCCTTTTCTTCTTTGTTCAGTGAATTTTTTTCTACCATCAGAGTTATCTTTGTACTCTGTATCAACTGCTCTTTTCTTGAGTTGACCCCTTCTATACGTACGGGCATACTTGAGTTCTTCATCTGGCGTAAGACACTGCCACATCTGTTTTAACGAGTAATAAACGAGTGTATATCTATACCCATTTTGTGCTATTTTAAAAGGCGCGACACCATGCAATATAGCTTGCCCATCAAAAATCATCAGTGAATGATTTGTAGGACTGATGCCTATATTATACTCGGGCATTAATAGTTCGCCACCTTCTAAGTCTTTAGTAAAACATAGCATACACGATAAAACGCCATTGAAGTTGCCCCGATCATAATGATACGGAAGAAAGTTATCGTAGTTGGCTATGCCAGACGTAAATACAGATTCGCCCATACGATAATCTTCGCGGACGGTTTTAACTACAGTGCTGTGATGGCTGTATTCATCAACGAAATATTTTTTGTATGTTTTTTCTATCTCATCGGCGAAATTACAAATTATTTGCGCAGGTTTTGGTTGTTTAGCGTGCAGATCGGCGTACGAACAAAATGGTCCCCGTATATGGTCTCTTGGCTTGAATCCGAATATTCTACTTGTTGATTGTATGCCCGAACCACGTGCCGCTTTGTTATATTCAATAACTTTGACCGCTTGGCGCACTGAATTCAAGTGAGGGGATTCAATGGGAATAGAGATTGCAATCCTCTTCCCATCGCATTCAATTGAACACGGTGCGCCTACTATTTGTTCGACATCAGTTTTTTCAGCGTATCGTTTATTTGCCTTTTCTACAGCAAAATCACGTTTTTTTACTTCAACCTTTTGCAGTTCCAATCGTTTCCTCTGCTTGTCTTACCAAGTATAAAAGCAAAGATGACGGATCATCTATTGACTCATCTATTTCTAATTCAATAAGATTTTCCATGCTATTTATGATTTCTGTATACTCATCTTGCTGAAAATAAAGTATGATTTGAGAAATGGCACTTGAAACTGCCGGACCAACGGTTTCCTCGTTGATATTGTCGTTTTCGTAATTTGTTTCATTGGGTTGACTATAATCATCATAAAATGCCGCCCGAAATCTATCTTCATCTATTTCGGGCATTTCCAATAAATCCCAAGAACGTAAATCTATATTAAACTTTTCTGTGAATTCATACAGACCTTGCTCTGTTTCTTTACCATATGCTGAGCTTGCTAATAAAACAAGCTCAGCCGCTTGTTTTTCTGTTTTGGCAACTATTTCAACGACAGGCACACCACCGACGATGTTGAATCTTTCGTTCTTTATGACTCTCAATCTCTGGTGGCCGTCTAAAAGATAATTTTTACCCTTCCAGATAAACATAGGAAAAGCAAACCCATACTTCATAATTGAGTTTTTTAGACGATTATATGATTTTACGTGTAGTGTTTTTAGTTCGCCTTGAAACTCTAACAACTCTTCTACGCTCAAACGCTTTGAGGCTTCGCAGGTAACATTAATGTCCATGTTAATTTGTTTTACCTTTCTTAGCGTTTTCCTCTAACCATTGCAACACTTCTGTTTTACGAAAGCGTATAGTTTTACCTATCCGCATATGCGGTATTTCTAATTGTGCGACCCATTTACGTATTGTTGACTCTTTGACGTGCAACAACTCTGCAACTGCGCGCACTGGCAATAATTGTTCTTCTATATCATTTTGCATCATTACGTCCTTTTTTTGGTTTTTAACCAGTTGTCTATGCATTCTGTCTTGATGTTTTTTGACTCTAAATACATCCTTGCCGGATTATTTTTATTTTTCAAGTAAGTAAGTGGGTCAAGGCAACTCAACAAGTAATTGTATCTAACATACGTTTTTATGTTTGCGTTCCTATCTTCGGCTTTTTCTAAAAATTCATGGTCTCTTTGCGCTTGTTCTAATATCGCCACCGATAATTTCGCATATCCGTCCATTTCAGTATTGGGTTCATATATTGCAGTTGCTTGCTTTTTTGAAAGATCCCTGTATTCCATATCAGTATGACCAAACATGCGGACGAGGAGCGTTTTCTTTGCTTTCTGCGGAGTCAAGATGTATGAAGCGGTTTTTCCCCGTTTGGCTGATCCCAAATCCTGTAAAGCCGATTTCAAGAGCTTCTTTGAGTAAAACAACTGCTTGCGCGCCCTGAATTTTTACATCAACAGCGCAACCAAGCGTATGTGTGCCTCCTTTGCTTTTTCCTTCTTCTATTTTTTTCGCTTCTATGCTATGCGTAATGTCTCTGTACGCAGACGTTATGTACAGTGGAAAACCTACGTTTTCTCTAAGTGTTTGCAATTTGTCCATAAATTCATCGTCCATTTTACAAATAAACGATTCTTTGCATCGCATTTCTGCATAAGTAAAGTTACGCCACCGATCAGTAGGCCAACTGTCCTTCGTGTATTCTTTTTGCATTGGGTTTCCTTTAGAAAGGCCGATGGGCGTCGACTTGAGTCCAAAAGTCTTGCAAGGGGAGGAAATGACCCTGCTCGCCCATCGGCCGTGAATTTTTGAGTGCAAAGCGCCAAACCATAGTGTGGGATACGCTATAGCCTATACGCTCTGCACCTTTAAATGTTATGCGTGTAGCTCAACACGGAGGATTCAGCTACACATCAGATCACCACAATCCTTGCATAACAATATCAATCTAAGGTGTTTTTGCTACTTTGTCCATTTATTTTTTACTTAAAAAGGATTCGGATAGATTCAATAAGGTTATATATATAATCTTATTACCATTATTAAGGGCACGCAACCGCTTGTCCTGCAATCGTTTAGGAAAATGACTCTTCCCCAACTCTTACCTGCCTATTTATTTACTGTTCCTAAATATAATATTTTCATTGACTTACACTTTTTTTCCTAAAAAGCGTATTTTTTACTTTACAAATTAGCGACCATAACTTATCTTTCTATTGTTGTTAAGAAACCACCACACTTTCAAACGGAGAATCAAAATGAAAAATCAACCTCTCAATCAAATCGGCCTTACTCAAGCGGATATAGCTGAGGCAAACGATAAGCGGATGGCCGAATCAATCCACGCTGTTGAAAAAGCAAAGGAAGAAAAATATCAACCGTGGAAACGCCTTCCTTCTCGCAGAGACTTCGTTACCAATGTTGCATATACGTTTGAGAAGGTCGTTGAAAGAGGGTTGGGGGCATTTATGAGGATCGATGGTTTGCAGGTCACGATGCGCGAAGGGGTGATAGAACGTGGCACGTTTTTAGACAATTTCAGTGGATACGTACTTAAGGAAGGTTCACGGATAATATTGCTAAACGTCTCTCTGGACGGCCGAACTGAAATGTATGTCCTAATAGGTAAGGATGAAAGTTTCACCGCTTACAGGCATGATCCAGCCAACAATTTGCTGAATGAGGTTCGAACCGTACGTGACTCAAAATGGCAAGCCATAAAGGTTGCGACTCGTGACGCTGTAAAGCGATACTACATGTTCGATCAAATTTAAACTGGGAGGGGAGGGGCAATAAGCCTCTCCCCTTTTTTTACGTTTTTTATAAAAAAAGCGTATTTTTTACTTTACTTTTTATCTGCCATAGCTTATCTTTCTATTGTTGTTAGGAAACCACCACACTTCACGGAGACCGAAAATGAGAATCGATCAGAATCAAATCCCCTTCACCTACACCAAAGAAGTCGCTTTTAACGCTGTAAAGATTTGCAACGAAGCGGAGGAAGGCACCTACGTGGCTGAGCCAATCGACGATTCACCAAATGCTCGCTATATCGTCAAGTGCTATGATTTAGACGGCAATTACCTCGGCAATATATAAACACCACACCTTACGGAGGAATTAAAATGATGAAGCGCGAATCAAGCATGACAACCATTAAAGCCGACCTCTACAAAACAGTTGTTGTTCCGGCATGGAACAATCGTTACGCATCTATTGAGTCTTGGCGCCAAAACGAATTCGGTGGTTTTTATTTCACCGTCTCTACTAATTATGATATCGTGGAAGGCGTTGTCGTTAATTTGAAAGAAGATCTGGTTGGTGAGTTTGCTGAAGAAGAACTGATTAGATTTTGTCTTTAAACTTTAATTAAAAAAAGTGAAAAAAAAGAGTATTTTTCACTTTACAAATTAGTCGCCATAGCTTATCTTTCTATTATCATCATTTAACACCACACTTCACGGAGGCTTTAAAATGACTACTCAGAAAAAAATCAGCTCAGACCACTACAAGAGAACGAGGTGGCAACAGTTTGATGATTTCAGTGATTTCGTTGACCGCTTACTCGACAACGATGGCATCACCGACAATATGCACCACATTGAAGAAGAGTGGGGTCGCAAGTTCGAAATCACTGCCATAGACGTCGATGAAAAACAATACAAAAGTATTGAATCGAATAGAAACATAGATATGTTCCCTCCGCACAATGTTTGCCGCCAAATTTTCGTAGCGTTCCAAATCCCGCATGACACATATAATGATACGCTGTTAACCAAAGAGGATCGGGCACGTTTTGACGCTTTTCATTTTTCAGTGCCAGTTGACGTTTTTTTTGAGCAAGAAGGAGAGTATTGCAAGATTTCATGGGGGTTCCAAAACATTAAAAACGTTGTTGGCGATTACATGGCAGTTGATTTATCTAAAACTTTTACGATGGACTTCGGTGACATTCGGCCATCCAACCATCGTTTTAAAATGGATCGCTCTATGCGTTCATTGGCCAATGCGCTATACAAAAGCATTAAACGTGCTTGCTACGTTGCTACGCATTTATGCTCTGAATATGCAATGCGTTGCGTCACCATAGCTAAGAAAAACAACCGTAATGATTTCATAAAGGAAACAATTAAAAAGGCACACGAAGAGTGTGCCTTTTTCGAAGATTTACCTTCAAACGAAAACGGCCTCAGAATTCATCCTTACAACAGTGGCTTTAAGTATCAAGCGTTCAATAATATAGTAGTTAAGGTTACAGACCATCATAATCAATGGTCAGAAGAGCGGACAGAGGTTGAACTTCGGCTTGATTGCAAAGCAGAAGACCTGCAATCAGTGCTGAGTATCTTTAAAAGGTTGGCTCGCTATAACTATTACAAAAACCAGTAACGTCCCCATACGTGCGTGTGCTATCCTCTTGCACACGCACGTTCACCATAATGAACGGAGAATAAATAATGAGTGGCGTATACGACAAAGAAATTTGGGGCGATGAGTTTTTAGTCGTGCCGACAATACTAAGAAAGAAAGCGCACCGTGCATATTTAAACAGGGATTTTGAGCTATTAAATAGTATCAAAGCTGAAGTGTATAAACTGTTTTTTGAACTTAAGTATAATCACATTAAAACGGAGGCAAATTAAATTGAACCGCGCAGAGAAGGCACAAGCCAAACACCTTATTGAATCAGCTATACGAGACAGAAAATTAGATGCCGTATTGAACGAAATGGCAACAATAGTTGGAATAGAAAAAACAGATTTAGAAACTACCCTGCGTGGTTGTTTGGGTGAGAAATACAGCACAGAACAGACCGCTAAAATAATCGGCATGTCTACACCGTGGGTTACTTATAAAGCAAGACAATTAGAAATCGGTGAGCAACTTCCGCACTACGGTCGGCAGAAGAAATATTTATTTGACTATGCTGACATCAATGTATTGGCTGAAGATGGGCAAAAGCAACGTGAGATAAAATATACGTAATTAGACTTTTTTTACGTTTTTTTAAAAAAAAGAGCATTTTTCTCTTTACAAATTATCTACCATAGCTTATATTTCTATTAACGTTGAAACAAAGGTTGAGATTTATCGTGGAAGAATTTATTGAGAAATACAGCGGACACGTATTGGTGATTTTGATCGTATCATTATTGCTATTATTTGTTCGTTCCATCTAACACCACACCGAACGGAGAACCGTTATGAATAATGAAACCATCAACAGTCGGCTTAATGCTGATCTAAATAGTCGCCACGTAAGCCAACGGCAACAAGGCACGATGAACCTATCGTATCTTGAGGCTTGGTTTGTCATTGATCAGATGAATCAGATTTTCGGCTTCACCGCATGGGACAGAGAAACGCAAACGATGTTGGAATTTGCTGAAGAGCGTGACGGTAAGTTTTACGTTACCTACACAGCAAAGTGCATTATAACAGTGAGCACAAGCTCCGCACAACTGACGAGGACCGGTCATGGCGTTGGTCACGGTAATGGCATACGCGACAAGGGATTAGCTCTTGAGTCAGCAATGAAGGAAGCAGAAAGCGATGCTATGAAACGTGCCTGTATGACGCTGGGCAACCAGTTCGGTCTTGCGTTATACGATAAAGCGCAAGCATGTGTCGTTGACGAAGGACACCAAAATAATTTTATAGAATACGTTGAGCAAGCAAATATCGACACCGAAACCTTGATATCACTGCTCGGAAGTTATGGTGCTGAGCGATTAGAAGATGTTCCGCAGAGGCACTATAAGTCATTCACTGATGCAATTAAGCGCATACAATAAAACACCACACACACGGAGAAAAATAATGGAATTTCTTACAAGCGCAGGTCAAAGAGGTTGCGGCACACGCAAGGAAGGGGGATTATACGCTTGCACTGGCCAATCAAGCACTGGTTTACCCATAGAAGCGTTTATAATTGATCCTGCTATTGAATGGACTAATGGTCCGTTTAGAGGCGTACAGTGGCTTGAGAGGCCCGACGGCATTTACGATATACTGCTTTGGGTGGGAGAGGAGCATTATCCGCATTTATCCGATTTCGTTGAAGAGGGTCGCGTAATGGGTTTTTCAAAACGCATACCGATAAACGGAAGCGACAATAATTATGAACGCCTAACGTTCGGTAGCAGTAGAATGCTATTGATTCACCCGAACGCAATTATAAACACACCGTATACATTAAATCCGCAAAACAATTTATCATCGGAACTGATTGGCGAAAATGTTATGCCGCGCATTGAGCGGCCAAGTCAAACGAACTGCGGTTGCGCTTTGAAATACGATCCACCGTTTTCGACCCATCCGTGTACGTTTGCAACATGGGATTTGTCCGGACACAGGCCAGATGCTAAAACATTGCCGAACACTGACCTCGCTATGATTAAAACACCATCCGTAATATACACGGTGAAAAAAAGTCTCAGCGGCGATAATAGCTACACCAAACACGCATCGGCAGGGATTTTTCTTGCTCTACCGCTTACGCACTGTGAATATGTTAGTAAGCAACATACGTTGCCCGAAACTGTTGCCAATAAACTTGGTGCAAACGCACAAGGGACGGCAGTAGTTTCTGAGTAGTCAGATAGAAAAAAACGTTTATATTTGTTCAAATCAACCACCACACCACACGGAGATTTAAAAATGCAACAATTAGAATCGTTACATACGCTTGATATCAAGGGTGAAATTTGTGATGCTTCGCATATAATCAAAAGCATTTCAATGATCGGGCAACGCATCCCTATCATCGTTACGCCCACTGAAGGCGAATATAAATATAAGGTGCTTGACGGAAACAGGCGTTTATGCGCATTGAAACAACTGTCTGAAGAAAAGGTTGACGCCTACGTAGTGACTAATACAGCGGAATACAATGCTATCACTACGCTTGTTGCTAACATAAGTAGAACGAGAAACGTGGCCGCTGAAAGCGATGCACTCGTCACATTGCAAGCGGAAGGTTTGACAGCGAAGGAAATATCTGAGCAAACAGGACTACCACTGCGCAACATCACAGAGCTTGTTGATTTACGGGGGCAATTAATAGCAAAAGCATTTACGATGTTGCGTGAGGGCAACATGTCGTTAAGCACGGCTAAACGTTTACAGCGTTTAGAACCAAATGCACAGGAAGAACTCATATTAAATACGGAAGGACGTTTGCGGGGCAAAGATGTTGAGAGCGCACTACGAGCAGAAAATAATAAATTGCTACAAGAAATTGCTCAGATCCCTGCTGTGACAACAGGCCATAGTATAATGGCATCCCAACTTGATCAGTTAGCTCAAAAATTGACGGGTGAAAAGCGTAAGGTAATAATTAATGCGGCCGAAATTATTAGGGGTCTATGATGACCGGATTTATCCTATTATACCGTGATTACCTTAATCATCCTATCTGGAGAACTGATGAATGGACACGTCGCACTTGGGAGTTTTTACTCCTAAGTGCGGCACACAAAGGCAACGCACAACAACGGGGGACGCTTATCGGCACGTGCGAGTTAACATACAGCCAGATAGTTGAGGGGACGTATTACATAGAAAATGGTTCAACGCTTAAAAAAATATCACGCAATAAACTGAACAAAGTAATCAAATACTTACAAGAAAACGACATGATTACTTATAAAGCACAGCAGGGAAAATCAATAACGATTACAATTACGAACTGGCATAAATGGCAACACCCGAAAGAGCACGCTTTCGTTAAAAGCGATGTTGACTTTAATAATATAAAGGAATCTAAACCCGATCCGAATTTTAGCAGTGGCGCGTTGATGGAATTATGGGGTCGTGATAATTTGCCGAACTCACCGCACTACAGCGCACATGAACTTGTGTTGCATCAACTACACGTACAACCACCGCACTATAGTTTTGATGATCTGTCTCACATTATAACCAATGTAAAAAAATATAAAAACGACGGATTGGAATTCGTTTGGAACAGCGGACCGATACGGTTAAATAAAACTATACACAAAACAGGACAATTGGTTGCAGAGTATTGTCTTAATTTTAAAGGGTTTGCTAAGAATGGAAAAGCTATCAGAAATCGCACAGAACGCATTGCCCACGGAAATGAATTACTTGACGAACTCCTCGCACCACAAGCAAACGCTCAAAGACGTATTGGGTGATAAGACAGAAGCGTTTCGCGCAATTATGAAGCGGTTGAGCGCAGAGTATAACTGGGAATTTACCAAAGAGGACGTGCATACTTGGGCTGAGTTTGCTTCGGTCTGTAGTGAAACAGAATTTTCAACTGCTGTTGGCATGCATTTTACAGATACGAGCATGACAAGCGCAGGGACACCGACCTGTACGTTTCGGCCGAAGGTCGGGCAAATAGCTATGCACATTGAAACAATACGGGAAAACAATAAACGCAAACAGAACCGCAAAGATCAAGCTGAAAAGAATAAACAATGGAAAGAGGAAAAGGCCGAAATACCGTTTGTTTCTGAGCAAATGCGTATAATTCGTGAAAAAAATCCGTTTTTATTTAAAAAACCGTAAAAAAAGCGTATTTTGTCCTTTACAAATTAGCTATGATAGCTTATCTTTCTATTAACGTTAATTCAAACCACACTTCAAGCGGAGATTAAAAAATGAATCTGACTAACAAATTTTTACCTAACAAACAAATATTTATTTTGGCATCGCATAGAATTAAAGCGTTAGATTATGAAGTTGAGACAGAAAATAATCGGTTTAGAATTTTCAAAAAAGGAACTTTATTGAAATCTCATTTTGCGATGGAAGGTTGGTATAAAACTGACAATAAAGATATATCAATGCACGACGATGAAGTTCAAAAAACTGTCAAACGAATTATAGAGGACGAATAAATTTAACTTTCGGGCAGGGTCGCGTG